ATCATCACTTTTACTTAGACCTGTAGCAGCACAGACGTTTCTGTCACATCGATCTAGCCATTTTCTGTATTCAATACTGTTTCTAAACTGTTTAATGACACTCTTTATAAAATGGTCAAATTCTTGAGCATCGTATAGTTCGTAAAATATTACGCTATTTTGCATGTTATCCCCTATCCTATTTTAATAAATGTTGATGGGAATTTCTTTCTAGACCTAAGCTCTTCCAATAATTCTTTTTCCATCTCAACTGATTCAGTATATAAACTGTTTCCTGAAGCATCTAACGAACCTACAGGTAATGTAACACCTGAATATTTACGACGAATTTGACCTAGTACTTTACCTGTAGCTGCTTGACAATATCTTTCTAACCAATTTATCTCATAATCATTTAATGAAGATAAATCTGGTTCATGATCTACATATAGGTCAAATTTAAATATTGTTTCCATATATGGTGTAGGTGTTATCCTGACGATATTAGGTTGTACAGCTTCAACTATCGGTTTGACACCGAACATTCTTTTAGCTATATCGTAAGCTTCAAACATGGAAATATAATTCATTAAATTCTGATTGTTATGAGTAGAAGCTAGTGACATAGGTACACCTAATGTCGCTGTGACAGGTAAACCTAAACCTATTAAATATTCAATCGATAAGTATACATCCGCTATTCCATTTATTTGAGAATATTCATAAAATTCATATTCAGAAACATTAGGTCTTACTGTTTTATCTACTAAAACTTCTTGTGGGCTGTAAGTATTTAAATACATTACGGCCCTTTTTACAATGTATTTAAATTCATCATCTGTAATTTCAATTGACACTGTTGGCCAACCGAATTGACTGAAAACCCTAATCTTCAATTCGTTAAAATCCTCAGGAGTCATTTGAATGTTATAATCTTTAGAGTTATATAATACTCCCATGGCTTATTAGACTTCCTTTGACTTAAGTTCTTCTAGTAATTCCTTTTTTGTTTTTCCTTTAGTATCGATACCTAAACTTTCGGCTAATTCAACTAATTCGGCTTTTTTCAAATCTTCTAAACTTTCTACGACTTTAGCTTCTTCTTCAGGAGCTTCTTCCTGTACTTCTTCCTGCTCAGTCTCAACCTCTTTTTCATTCAAAACAAAAACTTTTGATTCTTTAATATCTTCTTCAGTTACTGGTTTTTCTTCTTTTTCTTCTTCTATTTCTTTCATTACCTCTTCTAATTTATAAACTCTCTCAATCTTACTTAGTGATAAAAGAAAATCTATATCACTCTGTTTAAAATTATACTCTTCAGGGCTAAACACTTCTCCTCCTTCTATTCTTTTTCCATTATGTATAAATGTATTAAATGCTCTGTACTTCATTGTAATTATTCACTCCCTCTTTTTTTTTTTTATTATTATTATTATTATTATTATTATTATCCATAAAATGCTTTATAGATTTTATTTAAAGAAGATTCGGTTTTTTTACCTTTTTTATCTTCGTCGTCATTATTAATTTTTAATTTGCCAATATCTTCATCTTCATCCAATAACTTTTGAATTTCCTCTGGGTTAAGATTTTTCCATAAACTTGAGTTAGAATGTTCTTGCATAAACTTTATAGTCTCTAATTTCTTATATTCATCGTTACTGACACCTAAAGTTTGGTTTATAATATTTGCGTAATTTCTTAGCAATATCTGTTTACTCTTAGTATAAGCATAGAGAGCATGAACCCAACCAAATATCAAGTCAGTTCTTGGACCATCTACTTTACCATGTTCGTCTACTGTAAAATTCAATAATTGGTGTAATAGTCTTTCAGATTTTATAATTCCATATTTCTTGACTATCGAATTACTCTTTTTATTATTCATTAACATTTCAAACTTTGCTCTAACATTATCTTTATCTTCGTCTTCAGATATTATATTATTAACGGCCTCAGTATATTTATCTATTAGAATATTGTACATATTTGCTAATAAAATATCTCGTGAAGTACCAGTAACGTTCGTACCTATAGATGAACGATAAGGATCTTTATTTATATCATCAGTCAATTCAGAAGGTTTCTTATTTCTGAATAAGTTTATTCCTACACCATTAGTTTTGTATAATATTTTATCAATAAGCACTTTACCTACAGCATTTCTTTCTATGTTAACTAAACAATTATTATATCGTCTAGTAAGGTCTATAACTATATCAGCGAAATCATCAGGAATTATAGTATTACAATCATATTCAGCAACCTGTTCTAAAGTACTTGCCTTTAATATTTGTATTGTACTAGAGTCTTTTCTATCGCCATAAGCAACGTCGACACCAGCTACGTATACCTCTCCTGGTATAGGTTTCTCAAATATCCATAAATTATCGTTTAAATCTTTAGCTATCGGGTCGACCGTACCTATTGAATCTAATATCTGTCCTGGTATATAGGTATTACCTGAAGATACGAACGACAATTCAAGTTCAGCAGCTATCGATCTATAATTCCAGTTTAGTTGGCTACATTGGTCTAAATACCATTCTTCGTCATACTCAGGTACAGCGGACCAATGGATTTTTACTGGTATATATTTGTTGGTCTTATTTAAAGCACCTTCATACATTTGGTAATACCATCCACCAGTACCAGATGTACCGTTCGGAGTTGATATTATAATTATACCATAAGGTTTGCCAGCATGTGATTTGAATGCGCGAGAAATAGTTGGATAAGCTGCTTGATATACTTCTTCGACTCTCTCGATGAATGCAGCTTCGTCGATAACTAATAGGTTTATTGATTCACCCAATGATGCACTTCTGGTAGCAGGAATTGCCGTTATCTTAGAACCATTTGAGAATGTTAATGATTGTTTATTATCTGTCTCTAGTTTCAGCTTCCACTCATTATTAGGTAGATATTCATACATATTTCTTATCTTTCCCAAGAATGAACTAGCATTTCTTTGTCCTGCTGATATTATCAATATATTATAGTTAGAATAATGTAAAGCACTCCAAAGGCATATTGCTTGTACGATCGTAGACATGCCTATCTGTCGTGACTTCAAAGTTATAATAAAGTGCTTTTGTAAAAATAGTTTAATTACCTTCTTCTGGAAATCATAAAGTTTAAACGGAATAATACCATGAGCAGGGTGTTGAATTTTTAAATTATCTTCCATCCATTTTATAGGATTTTGTCTGTTCTCTATTAGTTGTTTTAGTAATATTTCTACATTCGCTGCTGGCATTTTATATCTCCAATCTCCTTTAAGTGAACTACCGCCACTTATAGAAGTGGCAGCTTCGTGGTCAAGGTAGCTTCTGCTACCAGATTACCCACGCTCAAAGGGCTGTTCCATCCCCGAATATACCAAAGTTATATAGCTAGCTTCAGCAAATTCTTACTTGCATTTATATCTCTATCATGATGTACCCCACATTTAGGACAAATCCATTCTCTTAATGCTAAATTCTTTACTTCTTCGTTTTTATATCCACAATTGCTACATAATTGACTACTTGCATAATTTGCTGGTGCTATTATTATTTCTCTGCCATACCATTTAGCTTTGTACTCTAACATTTGTCTAAATTTATGCCATGCTACCTCTGATATTGATTTTGCTAAATTGTGATTTTTAAGCATATTCTTCACTTTCAAATCTTCTAAAACTATCACTTGGTTCTCGTTGATAATTTTAGAAGATAGTTTGTGAAGAAAATCTTGCCTTTGACTTACTAGTTTTTCATAAGCTTTAGCAAGTTTTAATCTTGCTTTTTCCCTGTTTTTACTACCTTTCTTTTTTCTTGACAAACTTCTTTGTAAAAATTTTACTCTTTGTTCCGACTTTCTTAACCATTTAGGATTTTCAAATATTTCTCCATCGCTTGTTACTGCAAAATCGTTTATACCTAGATCAATACCTATTTTCTTATTTATTTTAGGTAATGGCGTTATTTCTTCTTCGACTAAAATTGAAACATAATATTTATTAGTTGGTGTTTTTGATATAGTTACTGATTTAATTTTTCCATTGAATTTCCTATGTTGTTTAACCTTTACCATTGATTTTAATTTAGGTAGTTTAATATAACCATCTTTAATGTATATAGTCCCATTCTGATTATTAGTTGTATAAGATTGTTTATTCTTTTTCTTCTTGAATTTAGGAAAACCAACAGATTTATCCTTAAAGAAGTTCTTATATGCTTTATTTAAGTTAAGTTGTGCATTTGCTAAGGCTAAACTGTCTACTTCCTTTAGAAAAGGAAATTGTTCCTTATATTGAGCAGGCGTATTATGCAACATCTGTCCAGTTTCTTTATAATAATTTATTTTATCTTCCAACATCTTGTTGTATATGAATCTTACACAACCAAAACATTTAGCAAAATATTCTTGTTGCTCTTTATTAGGATATAATCTAAATTTATAAGCTTTCAACATATATTTTATTTTTCACCTTGACTTTCTATATATTGTTTTATTATTTCTATTGGTGCTCCACCCGTTGTTAATAAACAATAACTTCTTGACCAAAAGGATTCTTTCCACAAATATTTCTTTATTTCAGGAAATTCTTTTTTGATCAATCTACTACTTGCGCTTTTATAAGCATTTATAAATTTACTTATTTCACTATTAGGATGTGCTTTGAATAATACATGTATATGATCTTCCCCATGATTCCATCCCCGTAACGTAATATTATAGTTTGGTTGTATATATTCAAATATTTCTTGTAATCTGTCTGATATTTTGTCACTAATTACTTTTCTACGATATTTTATAACTAATACAAGGTGATAATACAATAAGAATACTGAATGATTATTGCTATCTAATTCTCTCATATAATCAGCCTTTCACAATTTTACGACTGATTATATTATATCAAATTTGTTCAATTTGTCAATACTGCGCAATTCATCTCCCACTTTCGCTTCGCTTAGAAGTGGGAGAATTCTTGCTAGTTTTTTGTTAAAATAGGTAAATTAATACTGTAAATATATTAATTTTAT